ATCCTGACCGCCGGTGATTGGGATGTGTCGTTTTCCTCATATTTCCTGATAGCGGGAACCACCAGTGTAGCCAACCTAAATGCCAGCATTTCACTGACGAACGCGACACTTGATACTGTCGCTGGAAATTATGCAGTAACGAGCTATGCTAGCCCCGGCGCTACTTTCGGAGGTCTTGTCAACAACGAGCTGTTTGCCGGGGTGCGCCGTTTGAGTCTTGCGGCCCCGACGACGGTGTTTGCCGTGGCGAACGCGCAGTTTTCGACAAGCACAGTGTCGGCGTGGGGCATTCTGCGGGCGAGGCGGGTGCGATGAGGTTGATTTTATGACCTGGCCGACCGACTTCGGCAATCTGTTCGGTGGCAACGAGCCGCTGTCGCTCATCGACGGCATGTTCCAGCAGACCGCGCAGATGCTGGACATACCGTGCTCGGCCTCGGGCGCCACCGCCATCTCGCTCACGCCGCTCGTCAACTGCCCGGTGCTCACCGGCTACACCGAATTCTGCGCCGCCCGCTTCCGCGCCACCGCCAACTCGGGCGCCGGCGTCACCGCCCAGGTCAACGGCCTCGGCTTCCTCAATGTCTACAAGGCGGATGGCGTCACCCAGGCGACATCCAACGACCTCGTCATCGGGTTCGAATACGTGGTGCGGTTCAGCCAGGCTCTCGGCGGCGGCGGCGGCGGCTGGTTTCTGGAGGCCCCGGCGCTCGGCTCGGGCGGTGGCGGTGCCGCCTTCGTAGGCTCAGGTCTGCCCGGCGGTCGGCTGACGCTGCAAGCCGGCGTGCCGGTAATGACCTCAAACCAGACACCGACCGGCAGCATCTATTACGCCCCGTTCCGAGGACAATTCATTCCAATTTGGAATGGCGCAACGCTGCAGCAATACAATTTCTGCTCGTCGCTGGGCGACACGGCCGGGTTGCTCACCAACCTGGGCGGAAGCGGAAACTGGCCCGTCTCCACGCCGTTCGATGTGTTCATCACCCTGAACGGCGGAGTCCCCGCCATCGCCACCACGCAATGGGCCAGCCTCACGACCCGTGCTGTCGGCTTGGCCCTGTTCGGCGGCCTGATGACCAATGCGGTTGCCGCCACCATGCGAGTCAATCCTACGACGACCATACCCGTGGCGGCCAACCAGGGCACCTTCGTGGGCTCCTTCTTCACAGCGGCGGCGGCAGGGACGGTTCAGTGGATTTACGGCGGGGTCGGAACCGGGGGCGCTGGAGCCTCGTTCGGTCTGTGCAACTACTACAACAAGGTTCTGTTCAACACCCTGGTTCTGGACAATGGAGCGTCCTACACCTACTCGTCCGCGACCGTCAGACCAGCGCGCGGTAGCCTGCAGAACTCGATTGCTTACATGCAGTCGGACTCGGAGCGGGCTGCAATGTTCAGCTACAACTCTGGACAGCAAATAACGGTGGCCAATGGCGGGACGAGTGTGGGACTGGGGATTAACACCGGCACGTCCTTCACCGCCATAGCCAGTGCTTCTTCTCCCAGTGTGCTGACGTTCGCGTCCAATGTTCCGTATTTTCTCGCCTCCACCGGGTTTACGACTGTCGTCGCGGTGGAGGCAGGCGACGGAGTCAACGCCAACAAGTTTGACACCACCGCCTCAAACACCCTGTTCGGCAACGTGTGGCTATGACCGCTTTGACTCCTGCGCACGGTAGTCCTCGGCGATGGCTTCCATCACGCCGATCTCGCGCTCGGCGTGGAACGGCTTCATCTTTCCCGACGCGACCCATTTGGCGTAGACATTGCGGCGCATCGCCAACTCGCGCTCGACCGCCTTGAGCTTCTCCTGCACGGTGAACTCGCTCACGCCACCTCTCCGGTTTCCGGGTCGACCAGCGCCTCGTCGCGCGCGATGTCGGCGTCGGCCTCGTTCATCAGCTCGCGCAGCTCGGCCCCATGCGGCACCAGCGCATCGCGCTGCGCCTGCGTCAGCGGGCGGTAGAATGCGGTGAACTCCTTCGATCCGCGCTTGGCGAAGGACCTGGCCGCCTCCAGCAACTCGGCGGCCGGCTTGACCGGCGGGGGCTCCGCCTTCTGCATGACATCGGGGGCGGGCTCGGGCGGCTTGCGCGCCCCCGGTATCGACTCCACCTCCTCCTCCGAAAGCCAGCCGAGGCCGCAGATGGACAGCGTGGCGCGGCGCTTGGCCTTGGTGATGCATTTCAGTTCTGCATTCGCCCTGGCCTCGCCCTTGAGGCTCTCGGGGAACGGCACCGCCCCCAATTCCTCATCGCAGCGGCCATCCGGCAGACTGGCCTTCACATGAATTGTGAGAATGCCATCCGCCACGTCGCGCGAGACTATCTGCAGCGACACTTTCTTGATCTCCCGCAACTGGTCGGCGCAGTTGCGCAGCGCGTAGAGCTGCAGCTTGCCGTTCAGCACGATGTAGGCGAATGGCTGAGTGAGCGGGTTGAGGCCGAGGCTCCGGCAGACCGCGCGGTAGTGCTCCAGCCGCTGCGGGGCTGAGAGCTTGGACAGGTCGCCCTGCATCAGGGCCGACTCGATGGCGTCCTCGGCGGTTGCCGTCTTCACTGGGATGGACACGCTGCTCCTCCTGAGTTGGAAAACTCGCCAAAATATTTATGTGCTGCTGCACAGTAGGCAGCATGGGCGGCCTCTTTTGTCCCAAAGCTCCCCAAGTGCAGCAACACCTTTGAAACCGTGATGCGAGCCACCCAACGATTTCCGCTCAAGCGCACACCTTTAAGGCCCACCGGAGAATTGGAATAGGTTTTGGAGTTTTGCGTGTTCTGCGCACGGGTTGCGAGCCGTAGGTTATCTATTCGGTTGTCGGCACGGTCACCATTTTTGTGGTCCAACAAACCTGTCGGTAAAGCGCCGTAAACCGCAAGCCACGCCAGTCTGTGCGCCAGATACGATTTCTTGTCGATTTGAATTCTGACGTAACCGTCTCGTTCGTCCACCCAGCCGGCAAGCGCACCCGCGTGCCGGTTCCTAGTTGCCTTGATCCAGTAAAATTTCCCGCTACCAGAATCATACCAGAGATTTTCAAGCAAACTCATTTTCTATCCTCTCGCAACGACATTCGGTTGGCGCGGTCTTTTGTAATCACCACGCCACCGCCGAATGCCTTTTTTGCTTCCGGCGGGACAAGGCTCTTGAGAACCTTCTCCGAGTCTTTTGCCGTCTGGGCCGCGCCGTATGACTGAATCCACTTTTCAGCCGCAGCGACCCATGCCGCAGTCGAACTCATGTCTATTGTTTTGTCGGCTACGATGGGGGCGGGCACTGGCAGAACTTCAAACGGAGGCATTTTAAGACCAACACACATCATAAATGATTCCGCTCTGGTCACCATTTCCTGAATATACGGGTCGCTGCGGTCGATGTAATCAACAACAGGCTCATTCGCTCCCAAGATTATCGATAGCGCCACAATTTTGGTATCGGTCACAAACATTTGCCATTGCAGTTGGGGGGAGTATCTCTCGACCAACACCTCGATGGGTTCTCTCCCACCGCAGTGCTTTGCCTCGACGCAACACTTCAGTGTTTCGTCAAAACCGTCCAACGTCGCCGCGGCCCATTCTAGTTTTGGGTGAATAACCACCTCGCCCTTGCGCGTGAGCGGGTTGTTCATGCGCTCGTACCATTCCAAGGAAAGCGGCTCCGTTATCTCGCCCAACCGCACCGCCCAGACATCGGACAAGTCCTCCTCGGCCTCCTCGCCGATCATCTCGCGGTACAGCCGCATGATGCCGTCGCGGTCGCCGCGCATCAGCACGCCAATTCTACTCGCTGTAAGCTTGCCGCGCCGCGCCGCTATCTGTTCAGCCGTCAACATCGATTGCGTCCTTTCCCGGTTGTTCGTTCTCCGCATCGAAATAATCGTAGGCGTTCGCCAGCAATTCGAGGAAGTTCTCGCGGCCCACGCCCAGCACGATGGCCGTGGCGACGACGAAATCGATGCCGGTCTCCCACGCATCCAAGTGGCGGTCGAATGCCCTGCGCAGGTTTCTTGCCGCCTTCTTGTCCTCCAATGCAGCCTCCCGATGTCAGATGTTGACATGACACCATAGTCGGGATATGTCAAGTGGTGACACGGAGGAACCAATGGCAAATCGCATCATCAGAGATGCCAAGACGGCGGCGCAACTCATGGCCATGCGCACCGCACGCGGCGAAACCCAGGAACAGTTCGCCGAGCATTTCCGGGTCGGGCGCACCACCATCCTGAACTGGGAAACCTGTGGCCCGCCGGTGAAAGGCCCAGTCCGGGAATACGTGTTGCGCCGGATGCGGCAACTGCGATCGGAAGCCAGGCTGCGGAAACCCCGGAACAAGCTATGAGCCCCACCCTCGACGAGGAGCCCCCGCCTTCGCGGGGGCAGGCTAGCTGGACGCTAGAGATGGTGCAGGCCCTGCGCGACGGCGTGCAGCTCGGCCTCTCCAGCGGCGTCATCGCGGCCCAGATGGGGATCACCCGCAACGCCGTCATCGGCAAGGCCAGGCGCCTGCACCTCAGCCTCACTCCGCGCAAGCCGCCAGAGGAAGGCCCGCCGCCCCGGCGCAGCCGCATCAAGCTGCCGCCAACCCCGCCGGCACCGCCGTCCGGGGCGCTCGCCCCCGGCAGCATCCCGGTGGAAATCTGGGACCTCACCGATTTCACCTGCCGCTGGCCGGTGGCCGGCGATCACCCGCCGTTCTGGTATTGCGGCGCCCCCACCACCCCCCGTGAAGGAGTCTATTGCCCATGCCATCGCCGCCTCAACTCGCCGCCCTCTCGCTCCTCGCCGGGCTGATCATGTTCTGGACCGGCCTGTTGCTGCGGCCGCCGCCGCCCGGCATCGATATGGACGAGGTCGCCACCACCGATCCGCGCCTGGCCACCACCGCCAAGGACGGCGATCGGGTGGCTCCGCGCCCGGTCGTCGCCACCTACCCGCTGCCGGACGCGCTCCAGGGCGGCACCAACCCGGAGCCGGAACTCTTGTTCGACAAGCGCCCGCTCGTCGGCAAGATCCAGCCCAATGTCCCCGACAATCCGCTGTTCACCGGCGCGCTGGCGCTGCCCACAACCCCGATTAGTGGACCCTTCCCCTTTTCGGAAGGGTCCGGGGGGGCGCCCCCTTTCGGGCGCCAGTGGAGCGCCCCGTGAGACCGTCCGCACCGTCCGCGCGGGCGGACCCGGTGTGCGGCCCCAAGGGGCGCAACTGGCTCACCAAGCCCAACGGCTACCGCTATTGGCGCTGCAACCGATAGGACACGCCACCGCTATGGCTTGACGCTATACGAACGGCCGGCCATGCTGGCCGTCAGCCGGGACAGCGGGTAGCTCCCGTTGCCTCTCGTGACAGAGCGCTCACCGGCTGTTCAATTTTCCGCCCAAGTCACAGGGCTCCCCCATGATTTCAATCCACGTCCTCAAAGCGTCTGGCCTGACCGACGAGCAGATCGTCCGCGTCCTGCAAACCGACGAGAGCGAAAGAATATTGCGCCGTCGCGAGCAAAACCGAATTAACAAGCAAAATCAACGCTCGCGTCAGCATGTCAGCGCTGACTTGATGACATCGAAAATTCCCCAGCAAAATCAACGCTCATGTCATCAAGCTGGTGCTGACGAAGGTGTATCTTCTTTAGTAAGTAAGAAAGTAAGAAAGAAAGAAGATACACCGACGTATGCTTTCGAGAGTGGAATCATTCAGCTCAACCAGAAGGATTTCGACCGTTGGGAGTCCGCTTTTTCCTGCCTGTCCCTCTCTGCGGAACTCATTGCGCTCACCGAGTGGGCCAATGCCCAAGGCAAGCGGTGGTTCTTCGCGGTGTCGGCCGCGCTCGCCAAGCGTAACCGCGAGGTCAAGGCGCGCGTCGAGGCGGAGGCCAAGCGGCCGGCGTTCCGCTGGAACGGCATCGAGGGTGTGATCTGATGGACGACGAAAAAATCGTTCCCATCACCCCGCACCGGCACGGCCAGCCCGGCTATTACGCGCTCGCCGACCTTCCCCAACGTCTTTCCATCGCCGACCACGCCATTTCCACCGGCTGGTGGGAACTGGATCAGATTTTCAAGCTCTACCCCGGCCAGTTCGTGGTCTGCACCGGCGTTGCCGGCCACGGCAAGTCCACGTTCCTGCTCAACATCCTGTGCAACATCGCGCGCAAGAACGACATCCGCTCGTGCCTCTACGTGCCCGAGAACGAAGGCCATCTGCGGGAGAAACTGCAGAAGATCTGGAACCACGACGAAAGCTTTCCGGTGTTTGCGAGCCGTCAGATGTTCGTCCAATCGGCCACGCCCACCAGCTTCGACGCCCGCCCCAAGACGCTCGACTGGGTGCTGGAGATGGCCGAGAAAGCAATCGAGCACGACGGCGCCGACGTGCTGCTCATCGATCCCTGGAACGAACTGGAGCGTGCCATCCCCAAGGGTATGCTGATGACCGACTACATCGGCGAATCCCTGATGGTCATCAAGCAGTTCTGCCGCATCTACAACGTGGTGGTCATCATGGTGGCGCACCCCACCAAGGCGGTGAACGAGCACGGCGGGCGCATCACCGGGCTGGCCGACATCGAGGGCTCGATGAACTGGTTCAACAAGTGCGACAACGGCCTGGTGGTGGTGCGCGACACCGAGGCCAACACCGCCAGGGTGATCAGCGCCAAGGTGCGCGAGAACGGCGCCGGCAAGGTCGGCAAGTGCGAGTTCACCGTCGACCCCGCGACCGGCATCTTCACGCCGCAATACGGAAACGTAACATGACTGACGACACCCCGGCGGCGACCCGCGCCCGCATCGGCGCCATCGTGGCCGAAATCGAGGCCAACCCGTTCGCCCGCATCGCCACCGAGGAGGCCGACCAGGAGGCCTATGAAATCGTGCGCCGCATCGAGCGCACGCTGGCCCGCCGTCGCGCCACCCCGGACAAGCCGGCGCCCTAGCGTCTAGGTGCCCCCGGCAGCCGCTGCGAGGGCGCCCAGAACACCGGCGGCGGCGGCTCGGGCGCCGGCGGCGCAGGCGGCACCGGCTCCGGCGGCAACACCGGCGGCGGATTGGTCTCGCGCAGCACCTCCACCAGCCGCATGATGCGGCCCCCGATCGCCTCGTCGACCCCGGCCAGCGAATTGGCGTCGCCACGCAGCTCCCGCAGCTCCAGCATGGCGGCCAGCAGCAGCTCCAGCGTGCGCGTGACCTTCACGTGGCCGGCGGCAAGCTTGCGGGCATGCCGCGCCCCGATCCCGAGGTTGTTCGCCGCCGTGGCCTCGTTCCACCCGAGTTCCTTGATGAGGCGGCGATAGGTGCTGGCCGGCATGTGTCGCATTTAGCAACCTTTCCAAGTGGTTAGAGGATTTTCACGTACCAGGGGGGCCGGGGCTCGGCGCCCCCTCGGGCAACCCCTCAGGTTCCCAGGGGCCATTGCCATTTTGGCCCCCGCGAAAAAGTTAGGCCATTGATGGAACTGTGCTTTCTCCCGCTTTCCCACTTTCCTCCCACCATCTTCCCACCATCTTCCCACCCGTTTAACGGATGTGCCTACGGACAAACCCGCACAACGCAAAAAGGGGAGGACGCGGCGTGAGCCGAATCCCCCCCCTCCCCTATACCCAAACAAGGCCCCCCGGTTTTAACGAACGGGCGGTGCCTCCCCGCCCGTTTCCCGATGGCGCCAATGGGCGACTTCGCTGCCGCCAAGTCCCCGGGGCCGTGCCCAAGTGACGGCCGCGTCCTTGGCCCTGGCCAAGTTCACCATGTCCGACACCCGCTCGCCTTGATGGACGCGCCACATTCCTGGCCATTGGCCATCGGGCCAAACCGATATGCCGGTAGCCTTGCGGCCGATGTAGAGTTCCATTGGCGTCGTCACGGGCCTCCCCACAGGCTCGCCGCGATAGCGAGCCAGTCCTGGATGTTCTCGACGAATTCCTTCGGCGGGATATTGGCGAGGTATCCCGCCGCAATGGCCAACGCAGTCGCTAGGCGCCTCATGGCATGGCCAGGAGCAGGATGGTGCTCCACGCGAACACCAGGAATGCCGTGCCCGTGAGCAGGATGACGGTTCCGGCTACATCGATCCGGCTCATGCTGCGCTCCTAAGCCAAGCTTGTCGCGCCGCGTGCCGCGCATCCCAAAGCTTGCGCAGATGCGAACCTTCCGCGCCGCGCCCGCGCTCATCCCATCCGGCGCCCGAATCAGGCCCATAAACGCGGATGATTTCGTCAAGCCAAGCGTCAAAGGCGCGCTGGA